TATCAGCAACTCGGCATGGAGCTAAAGCCGAAGGAAGAGAAATAGACCCGGTGGTTTGATTTGATTTGACAGTTGTTTTCATATCAAGTGCTTGTTGTGCCAATTTTATGTCCCCAAATTGGAAAGGCGGGAAAGGGAATCTCAAACGCCGCAGCGAAAATTTAAGCGGGATTTATGTTCGGGTGCATATAGGGACAAGGGTTCGGGTGAGTTTGGGGCTCTGGTGGCTGGGAAACCGTCTGGAGAGTGGTTGGCGGGGAAATAAAATTGGGACCGCGGGGTGAATTTAAGGATTTTGGATTTCTTGGAGAAACCTTGAGCCGCTTGCGGTGATGTAAATTTTAATCCAGGTGCAGGAGCCGGGAGAAAGGGGGGCCGTTGATTCAAAGCATAGAATAAATCCGCAATTTTTGAGGAAGAGGAGATGCTTGTTGATTTCCTCTCGGTCGAAGTATTCGGGCACGATTAGATCTTCGGCGCTTTTTTGTGAACAAAGGGGAGATGGAGCTATTTTGCTGAGTTGGACTAAAATATCCATTATTATGCGCCGATCAATATACAATCACCATACTCCGAGAAATTGTATATATTAAGTATCACCTATGGATTAAGTGTGTCAAATGATTAATTTGTGATTATCGGAGCAATAACAGGGCGATTAAATTGGGCGGGACGTGAGAATTACCGTGAATCGACGGCGTTCTCTATACTGAGGCCAAATTCCGCTGAGAAAGCGTCATTTTTCAATGGGGGGCTGGGCTGATCCGGCCTCCCGCCTCAATTAAATCCAAGTCTCTTTTTCGAAATCCCATATTTTCTTGAACCTAATTTCCATAATATATGATAGGACTTGTTCCTCATTCGATAAATTAGATAAAACATGATTGTTTTGTTTGTAAAGTTTGTTTATATGTTCAAGGGAAATAAGCGGAATAGAACGTTTGTTTTCAAATATTAGCTGTTCCACTGTTGGTATCCAAAACGAGCCATTTATTTTGTAAGGGTAAGGGTTATTTACGGCTCTTAATGTGATTTCTTCTACTCGATAAACCTCATGGACTTCGGATTCACTTCTTTCGGGATACAAGAAGTAATCGCCTTTTTTGAATAAAAAAGGCTTCTGCATTTCTACATCTAATTCAATAAAAGTTCTCATGAATTCTATATCTTCCTTTGCTTCCATACACATTTTTAAATATTGATGGCTAAACATACCTTCCCTCCAAAAAGAATTTTGCTGACAAATCGACTTAAAAATATTAACACAAAAACCAATTCGCAATCCAAGCAATATTTTCTTAATTCATCGACGGCTTGTGTAAATTACTAATTACGGCCTGGATCTGATCCATTCTGAGCTTGAGGAGGGCGTGGTCGTGTTCGTAGCGGTGGGTGAGGTCTTCGATTTTTCTTTCGAGATTGAAGATGAGTCGGGAATGGACGCGGAAGGGGATTTTAAAATTGGGGGGCGGGAAATCGGAATCGGATTTATCGAACATTTTCTCCTCCATCTAACCTCAGCGTACACCCGAAAACCCCATTGTCAACAGGGGTAAAAAAGAAAAATACTTGTCAAGCGATACTTATTGTCCTTACATTATGGGTGTCTACAAATAATGGACACAACATAATGGGCAAGAGGATCAGGCGGCTCATCTTACGGCAGCGGGTGAAGTGGGCGTATCGGAATTTGAAGTGGCTGGACAGGTACATGCGCTCGATACATCCGCGGTCGGGAGTGAAGCGGTTCTGGTTGGATTTTGCGAAGCGTGATGATTTCCGGACGTTTTTCATCCGGAATTTTCCGGAGCAATTTCGATGAAAAGAGGAGTTCCCAAGCGTGATGGGTCCGGCAGGGGCCGGAGGGCAAACCGCGGCCGGGGCGGATGTTCGAAGTCTTGGCAGCCGAAACGAGGCCGGGGGAGCAACCGGAGATAGGGTGATTCTCTGATGGTAATCGAAGAACACGACGGGCTTCCGGTGGCGGTATTCAGATCGACTCCGGATCCTCCGAAGAGGCTGATTCGGGTGAGGCCGCGGAAGCCGGGTTTCCCGCCGAAGAAGCGGGCGCCGAAGATGAAGAAGCTGCCGACCGGGGCTCGGGATCTGAATATCCGACAGCGGAGGGCTTTGGCGAACTACTTTTCTGGGATGGATAAAAAGGCGGCGGGGATCAAGGCCGGATACAGTCCGACATGCGCGAAGGACCGGACGAATCATGCCCTGGAGCTGGCGGCTGGCCATGAGCTTTTTCAGAAAGAGATGGAAGAACAGGGGCTTTCGACGGAGAGGCTGGTAGAGATTCTGGCCGAGGGGCTGGAGGCCAAGCATCCCATCAAGCCCGAGAACAAGGATTTTCGGACGATTCATGCATTTTGGCATGACGCGGTGAAGATACGGGACGGGTTCCCGGCTACGAAGATCAATCAGAAGACCGAGGGCCGGCATGTCCATGTCCATATCACACCGGATGATACCGCGGCGGTGGAGAAGTTCCGCCGGATGCGGGGGATTGAGGTCGTAAATCAGGGGGTGGAGGAAGCAACGGGTATTGAGCGTCCCCGGGATTAGAGAGCTGGGGTGTGGGTCGGTCGAGGAATTCCAAGACCGCTGCATCAACGATCTCTTTTATCTCTGTTCCGTTGTCCTCCGCCACGGGAAAAAAACCGAGTACCGGGATCTCAGCGGTATTCACCTCCAGTTTTGCGACTACCTGAGTTTTTCCACGAACCCCTATCCTCAAAAGCTGACCCTGATGTCTCGGGACAGCCTGAAGTCCACCCTCGGGCGGGGAATGACCATCCAAGAGGGGTTAAAGGCCCTGAAATACGGCGAGGAATCCCTTCTGGCGATCTATACCGGGATCACGGAGCTTTCCGAAGATCATTTGCAACTCATCGAGCGGGAAATCCTGACGAATGAGTTGATCCAGGCCTATTTCCAGGGAATAGTCCCGATCGGCCGGAACGACTGCGACACCTGCGAGAAAGATAAATTCCGTTTCCGGGGCTTCGGAATCGATATCGGGTCTCCGAAGAAGGCTCTTTCCGGGAAGCACTACCGGGGGATGTGGACCGACAACCTGATGAACGAGGTCAACTCCCGGACCGCGGACATGCGGAGGGTGACGTTTATTTCCTGGCAGCAAGCCGAGTCGTTGCTGCGGAAGGACGCCTGGGAGGTCGTGACCGAGACCCCCTGGGAAAAAGACGATGTTTCCGGCCGGATCCTGGATCCGAAATGCCGGTTCGATTACCGCCGGCTGAAAGGGAAATCCCCCGGCCGGTTCATGAGCGTGACCGGGTACGACGTTTTCACCTGTCCGTCCCGGAACGAGAAAGGGGAGCTGAACTTCCCGGGGGTCCAGGACGAGCAGTACCTGGAGCGGAAGAAACGGAAACAGGGGACCTACATCTACATGCGGATGTACGACCTGCAGGTGGTCTCCGACGAGGATATCCGGATCGACCCTCGAATGATTATCCATTGGGCCACCCTGCCGGCCAATTTCATCCGGTTCATGAACATCGACTGCGCGGGGACAAAGGCTCGGGAAAGCTCCCATTCCGCCATGACAATCACGGATTGGGGGGAAGATCGGATCCTGTATGTCGATTATGCCGCCAAACGGAAAATCAAATCCCCCGTGCTTTATGATTGGGTGATTGAGGAGTATGACCGGGCGGCGGAAGAGGGCCGCCCGGTCGATATGGTTCTCATCGAGCGGGAGAAATACGGGATCTTTCTCGCGGATCTCCTGGAACTCAACCGCCCGGACATCCGGGTCCTGTCCGTCAACTTGAAATCTCTTCCTCGTCCTGTCCGGCACATGACGGTAGTTCCCTATTTCGAGCGGGGTCACATCCAGTCCCGGAAGGGCCTCCGGGACTACGAGGACGAGGTGACGGAGTGGTATCGGGGAAAGGAAGAGGACGTGGATATCTTCGACACCCTCTACCTGGCGGTCGCCAACCAGATGATCCCGCAGAAAATCCCGGAAGTCCAGCATCCGCCGGGATACACAGAGGCGGCCCGGAACCCGGATTTCGAGGAACAGGTCAAGCGGGGCCTTCCCCGTACACCGGAGGCCCTGAAAAAAGTGGCCCAAGCCATGTTTTAGGAGGAATCATGCTTTTTCTATTCATCCTCTGTGTGATTCTCGCGGTGATCGTTTTCGCTCAGAACATCCTTCACTACCGGGAGAAGCGGGAGCTGTACGACCGGATCATGGCCGCGGACCTGGGGGAATTCAAGCGGTTCCGAGACGAATTTCCCGTCGAGGTGGACCACAAGAAGAAAGCCCTGGAGGGGCAGCGGGAGGCCCGGAAAAACATGACCGCCCAGGACCGGCGCGTTGAGGGCGCCGGTAAAGGATTTTGATCATGGCTGAATTCAAGCCCCTTCCGAAAAAGAAACAATCCAAGGCCCAGCGGGAAAAGGTCGAGGAGATCCAGACCAACTGGAGAAAGCATCCCTGGGTGGAGGACTACCACGAAGAATGGAAGGCGAATATCCGCTTCCTGGAGGGGGACCAATATATCTGGTACGACGAGAAAACCAAGACCATCTTCGACATCGAGGAGCATGTCGATCGAGATGTTAAGAACGTCTACAACCGCGTCCTTCCCATCATCCGCCAGCAATGGTCGGACTTCCGGTATCCCCATGAATTCTATGTGATCCCGAACACCTCCGAGGCGGAGGACATCAAGGCCGCCCGGGGCGGCTCTATGGTGATCGAATTCACGAACGCCAAGGGGAAGTTCCACGGCAAAATCAACATGGCGAAGCTGTGGGCTCTCATAACGGGAGTCTGCTTCTGGAAGGAATGGTGGAACAAGGATCTCTACGGCTTGGTGAAGTCGAAGAGCGGAATCGGCAGAGAAAAAGGGGATGTGGATTACAACCTGGTCAATCCGTTCAACGTCCGCCCGGATGCGGATGGGTTTGTGAGGGGGGACTGGCGGTATTTCGACGAGGGAAAACGGCTTCCCAAGAGTGATGTCGCTCAGATGTTTGGCGTCCCGGAGGACCAGCTTCCGGCGGTGCCGAAAGGGGATGAGGGCGTGGGGATCTTCATCCCGCACAACAAGAGCCAGTCCGATGAAGAGCGGACCCTGGTTATCGAGCGGTGGGTGAGGCCGAACAAGGAATATCCCAAGGGCCGGTTCTATGTGATCGCCGGGGACTGGCTTCTGTGGGAGGGGGACAGCCCCGCCCCGGATGCCGAGATCCCTTATTTTCAGTTTCCCGGGATATTCCCGAGGCTGGGACATCCGATATCGGAATCCGCAGTCCGGGTCCTCATCCATCCCCAGCGGCAGTTCAACCGCTACTGCTCGATGGTCGATGAGCATATCGAGAATTTCCGGGTCAAGGGGATGATTCCCTGGGGATCCCTGCAGGGGGAGGACCTGAAAGGATACCGCCGGGCCGGGGTGGATTATGTCCAGTATCATCCCAAGTTCGGAACCCCCTACATGCAGAGCCCCCCACCGATTCCGGAGACGGTGGTCAACTGGCTCAACTTCATGGAGAACGAACTGGAGACCGAATCATCGGTCCGGAAAGTCAGCCTGGGCCAGCTCCCGAAGTACGCCACCCGAGCCTCCGGGGTTCTCTACGAGGGGCTGCGGAGCCGGGATAAAGAGGTCATGTATCCCGCCGTGGATGACCAGGACGAGGCCCTGCAGGAGGCCGTGAAATTTCGGCTGAAACTCATCAAGAAGCACTATTCGGTCCACCGGCTGATCAAGACCCTGGGCCGGAACAAGCGGCCCATCATTTCCGAGTTCAAAGGGACGGATCTCCGGGACAACACCGACGTGCGGGTGAAGAGCGGCGTGGACATCATGACCACCCGGGACAAGAAGCAGGAGGTGGTTATCGCCCTTGTGGACAAGGGGTTTCTGCAGGACCCCCGGAAAGCTATGGAGCTGCTGGATGTCAAGGACGTGGATGAATACTTCGAGGAAGAGTTCATCGACCAGAAACAGGCGGAGCGGCAGATCGAGATCATGAAGGAGAAAGAGATCTACATCGAGGCCGACGCAAACGACAATCACGAAGTCCACTACAAGATTTTCAACGACTTCCGGAAATCGGAAGAATTCGAAAATTTAACCCCAAAGGTAAAGGGTTTTATCCGTCAACGGATCGAGGCGCATAAGCAATACCTGGGGATCAAAGAGTCTGAAATCGAGGGTGAGGAGGCGGCATCGCCCACCGCCGGCGAGCGGGCCGCGGGAACACCCCCTGCTGCGGCTCCTACCGAAGCCGCCCCCGCCCTCTCTACCGAACAAATCATGACCGCCCTGGGCGGTGAGGGAGTGTGACATGGGAGCATCGTTGGTCAACCTGGAATCAATCGCCAGGACTCTCAATAGGACCGAGGATGAAATTCTCGATCTGTGCGGGAAGGGAAGAATCCCCCATATCGTTCAAGACGGCATCTTAGGCCAGAAACGCTATGTCTTCCCGGCGGAAGAAGTCCTGGCAAAGATCAAGCCCAGGGAAACAAAACCGGAGCCCGAATCCGAGAAAAAAGCTCCGGCCAAACGAGGCCCGAAGCCCAAGGTTCGGGTGAAAACCAAATAGGAGTAACCAATGGAACAGCAAGAAACCACCAAGACCGAGGAACAGGTCGAAAAGCCCTCCTCTGTCTCGGGGGCGGTCGAATCGTTTTATGAGGAACAGGCTAAGGCTAAAAAGGCCGAGTCCTCCGAGGAAAACGAAGAAGCCCAGGGTTCCGACAAAGAAACCCCGTCCGAAAAGGAAGCCAAAACGGGGAAGGCCGAGGAAGAGTCTGGAGCCGAAGAGACCGGCGCCAAAGAACCCAAGTTTTTCATCGTCGATGCGGAAGGGAAACTCCGAGTCCCTGCGGTTTTCAAAAGCGGGGAGAAGGACTATTTCCCGGATAAGCCGGAAGACGTGATCACTTGGAGTCAACTGGGCATCCGGGGGAATGAACGGCTCGAAGAGCTCAACCAGCGGGAAACGCAACTGCGCCAGGCCGCGGGTATGCTGCAGGAGATCATCGAGGCGAAAGAGCAAGGACGGCTCATCATCAAGCCCTCCGGTTCGCCCTCCGAGACGCCAACCGGCGAATCGGAACAGGCGGAGGAATCGGAAGAGGAAGACGAAGAGCTGGAATTCGCCGATCCCGAGGTCAAGGGTCTCCACAAGGAAATGAAGGGCCTCAAGAAGATGGTCTCTGATCTTGTGGAGGAAAACAAGAAGCTGAAAAGCGAGCGCCTGGCCGAAAAGGTCTCAGCGGGAGAAGCCGCCCTCAACAAGGCCGTCGAGGAGCAAGTGGAGAAGTATCCTTTCGTCAAAGACGCCGAGGGGAAAATCCGCAGCTTTGTGTACGATCTCCTGGCGAAAGTCGAGGGGGGGCGTCCCAAGTACGACGTGGCCGAAGCGTGCCGGCTGACCCATGAAGCGGTGAAGGCCGATCTCGAAATTCTCAAGGAAAAGGATCCGGGCCAGGGAAAGCTGACTCAGGAGCAGAAGGAAGAAGCGATCAAGGAATACCTGGCGAAGAAGGGCAAAGAGGAGTCGGCTCCTGTTACCAAACCGGGCGACGGCTCCGCTGGCAGCCCCCCCAAAGAACCGGAGACATATGATTCTCCGAGGGAGGCGGCGGCCGCGGCCTTCGAGAAAATCCGGGCTTCCAGAAAGGCGGGGGGAAAATCATGAACTAAGGAGAGACTATTATGCTCACAATAACGGAACAAGAGCTGCTTTTTCACGAACATCTCTCTCCGACCCTGACCAGACTCTTCAAGGAGAACTCGAAGGGCTGGGGAGATTTCAAGCGCAGCGACAAGCTGGTGTTGGGCGGCCGGGCCGCGAAGCAGCGGGTTCACACCAAAGCGTCCCAGGCTACCGGAGCGCGGTCGCATTCCGGATATCCGACCGCCCAGGCCGGTGAAGTCAAAGAGGCCCTGATCTACCTGAAACGGGCTCAGATGTTCCAGATGGGTTTTGATGGGTTCGCCCTGGAATCCGCTCGAAAATCGGGGGCTTTGATGTCCCCGGAGGAGTTCGAGCAGAAAGGGCTGTTCGTCAACGTCCAGGACGACATGAGTCGGCAGATTTTCGGAGACGGGGCCGGACGGCTCGCGGTCTGTAACGGGGCCGGGTCCACCACCAAGACCCTGGTCGTGGACCATCCCTGGTTCGCCCAGGCCACCATCTTTCTCAAACCCGGCATGTTGATCGACATCTACAAGTCCGACGGCACAAAAGAGGTGGACAGCGCGGAGATCGACACCGTGGATTCCGACACCCAGGTGACTCTGCTGACGGATGAAAGCTGGTCGGACAACTCCTACGTGCGGCGGGAGGACACCTATGCCGCATCCCTGGTTCCCGGAGTCGGAGAGATGATGGGGATCATGGGTTTCTGTTCAAATGCGGATCCCCCGGGACTCCACAGCGCCGGCCTCCAGAACCTTCCTGTGGCGACCTATCCCATGTGGAAAGCCACCGTGGACACCGCTTCCAGCCCCCGTCCGTTCACCGACGACCTGGTGTGGTCGGTTCTCGACAAGGATTGGGTGGATGCGGATGTACTCTTCATCACCCGAAAAATCCGCCGGGTGTGGCTGGCCTACCTGAAAAACTTCGGCAACTTCGATCTCGCCAAAAGCAGCGTGAAATGGGGCAAATGGGAAGGCGTCCCGTTTTACCATGACGGCAAAATCTTCCCCATGATCCCGGACAAGTTCATCCCGGACGGTCATGTCCTCGGCGTGAACAAAGGGGACATCACCATTTTCTGCACGGACCAGAACGCCGAAGTCACTTTCGAGCAGGGAACCGCCGGCGGGTATCTCCAGAAGGTCGCCGACAAGAACGAGTTCGTGGTCGAGGGCCACATCTTCGCCAACGCTGGAATCAGCAACAGGCGGCTCTTTTTCAAGATCGACAAGATCGAGGAGCCGAGCTGACGACGGTATGAGGGCCAGAGGGGGCTTGCCCCCCTCATGGCCCTCTTTCTGGAGAAAACAATGAAACCGGAAAAATGGTTTCTGCGGGAGCTGCGGCTTATCCATCCCCGGCTGTTCCCCGTCTACATGCAGAAGTTCAAGAAGTGGTTCATCGTCGGGCCGGCCCCGAGGCGGGCTCTCGGCGTGACCGAATATGACCCGGTATCGGGGAAGCATTACCGGGTTTTCGACATCGTGGAGGAAGATCCTCAGATCAAGAACAACTATGCCCTTGAAGGCACGGGGCGCCCTGTCCCCCTCAACGCCAAGGTCCTGAAAGCCCTGCGATATCGGAGATATGCTCCGATCGCCCGATTCCCCCTCAGCGTTTATCTCAAGCTCGTTGATATCTCGGATCAGATGGGGGCCAGGGATGCGGAGGAAGACCTGAAATGGGCGCAGACGGAATTCTGGCGGTGGTGGAGCCGGCATCGAACGCGGGAGATTTTTTCCTAAACGGAGGACATTATGCCCAAGAACCTTTATTCGCGGCAAGAGCTGGAACAGCACCGGGGCTTCAAGGTCAAGCTGGCCGACATCACCTTCGATGGGGGCGAGGCGACCAGCGGCGACACCAAGACCGACTTCCTGGATGTTCGCCAGTTCAAAGAGGGCAGCTTTTACCTGGTCGGTGACTCGATCGCCGGGACCACCAAGGAACTCGACGTGAAGGTTGAAGAGCTGATCCCGGGCCAGGCCGACAACTGGCTGGCCCTGGTGACATTCACCCAGCTCACAGCAGACGGCCAGGAGAAGAAGGACGTGGCCGCCAACCTCGGGGCCAAGATCGCTGTTACCTACACCTGCAACGCCGCCACCACCGGCCACTTCGAGGTGTGGGCGGTGCTGAAAATCTGACACCCCCAACGATGGGGCGGAGGATGGGTCCGCCCGTCCTCTGCCCCGGTATCTCAGGGAGGACAACATGCGTAAAGCATCAATACTTGCGCTTCTCCTGGGGCTGATTCTCGCGCTGCCGACTTCGGGGTCGATCGGGAGGACGTTTACGTTTCTCGGAACCGCGGTGAACGTGAGCGCGGGAGGCAACTGGACGAACGGCGGGGGCGGCGTCAGCTCCACGGAGCCGGACCTGACCTATGAGGTGAACGAGGGCTCGATCATGGTCACTTTCACCCGATCCGCCGGGACCACCGACACGGTTGATTTCTGGTTCCAGGTCCACAATGGAATCGCCTGGTCCACTACGGCCTTTCTAAAAGTCCAAATCGCCACGAATTCCCCGGCGGACACCAACGTGGTCCGGGACTGCGGGACGATTATCCAGCTCCAGGGAATCAAGAAGATTCGCCTTTACAAGATTGAAAACACGGACAGCTCGAACAACGTCACCGATTGTAACGCCTACCTGGTATTGAAGAACAGGTAAGCGGGGAGGGGACATGAAACGCCTTATCCCTCTCATCCTCGCCCTGTTCCTGACCGTCCCCGTCCTGGCGACCACTTACTACGTGGACGCCACCGACGGGAACGACGGCAACTCGGGGACGACAACCGGCCAGGCCTGGAAGACCATCGGGAAGGTCAATTCCATGATGGGGTCTTTCAGTCCCGGGGACAGCATCCTTTTCCAGCGGGGGGAAACCTGGTCGAACCAGACCCTTGATATTTCCTGCTCCGGAACGTCCGGGAACCTGATTACCTTCGGGGACTACGGGACCGGAGACAAGCCGGTTTTCACCGGGGCTTCATCCGGGATCCTGTTCAACGGCGGCGAAGAATATATCGCCGTCGAGGACATCAAGATCCAGAATATCGGCGGTGTGGGGATCGCCCTCTACAACCAAGTTGCCAGCTACATCTACCTTGACCGGCTGGATTTGGTCAATATCGGTGGGAACGGGATCTATGGCTGTAAGTTCAGCTATTTCTACATCCGCGACTGCACGATCACAACGACCGGGGTAGGGGGGATCACCATCTACGGTTCGGAGACCGATAAGGCGAACCACGGCTGGATTTCGGGATGCACGGTTGACGGCGCCGATACCGACGGAATCAATATCCACCGGGATGATTCCCTGAATTCTTTGGGTGACTATTGGTACGTCGGAGACAACATCGTCAAGAATTCCGGCGAAAACGCCTTTGATTTCACCAGCGGGAAATATGCCCTTGTTATCGACAACGAGTTCTACGGAAGCTATGACGATGGGACTCTGATCGGGCAAGGCTCGGATGATGAGGCCCGGTATGTCTGGCTGATCAACAACTACACTCACGACCACACCGGGGCTCCTAACTGCTGGAGCTTCTATCTCGGCGGGGCGAAAGACATCTATGGTATCGCCAACATCATGTACAACTCGGAGGACGGCCCCCTGAACACCGGAGGGGGGACGGGATACGCATACAGTCAATACTGGTACAACAACACCATGGTGATGGGGGCCAAAAACACCTCGGCCGACCACATCATGAATATCACCTCCGCTTTCCAGACGGTTTTCCACTTCAAGAACAACATCTGCCAGACCATCTCCTCGGCGTCAGATATTTACGGGCCGTATCTCTATGGCGGCGCCACGGACAACTATGACGATATCCAGGGGGATTTTGATTATAACTACTACTACAACCCGGGATCAGGGGACATCATTTTCCGGGATGCGGATACCTATCCGCTGACGTTCGCCCAATGGAAAGCCCGGAGCGGGTCTCCGGACCCGAACTCCGTCCACGGCACGGATCCGGAGCTGACGGATTTCATCCCGGATTCCGGATCCCCGGTGATTGACTCGGGGACCTGGATCACCACGGTCAACGGGAATTTCTCGAACCAGACCAACATCACCCTCGATGATGCCACGGTGTTTCATGACACCTGGGGCGGATTTCTCGACTCCGGCATGACCCTCATGTTCGAGGGCGACTCTACAGAATATGAGGTGACCGCCGTCAACTACGGCACCGAGGTCGTGACCCTTGACCAGGCAGTCACGGTCTCCGACGGCGACGGCGTTCATTGGAAATACAAGGGATCGGGTCCGGATATTGGGGCGAAGGAATACGACTCGGGAACCCCGGCTGTCACCTTTGCTTCGACTCCCTATTCGATCTCGGAGAGCGGGGGACAAAAGACGATCACGGTTTCGATCTCGGAGGCCCCCAGCGGGGTCACGGCATCGGTGGATTATGCTACCAGCGACGGATCCGCCGAAGCCGGATCCGATTATACCGCCACGAACGACACCCTGAGCTGGACCAGCGGGGACGGGGACAACAAGACCTTCAACATCACCATCACTTCGGACGGAACTCCGGAGGATGATGAGACTATCGTTATCACCCTGTCGAACCCCGTCAACTGCACGATCAGCGGGACGAACCCGGTCAACTGCACGATCCTGGACGACGACGAGCCTCCGACGGTCTCTTTCTCAGCGGCGAATTTTAATGCCGGTGAAGGGGACGGCCAGGCCACTATCACGGTCAATATATCCGACGCTCCGGATGGATTCACGGCGACCGTGGACTATGCGACCTCGAACGGGACGGCGGAGTCCGGGACCGACTACACGGCCACAAATGACACCCTCTCCTGGACTTCCGGACAATCTTCTCCGAAGAGCTTCAATGTTTCGATCACAGAGGACGGGCAGCAGGAGTCCGATGAGACGGTCAACCTGACCCTTTCCAATCCTTCCAACTGTACGATTACCGGCACGAACCCGGCGACACTGACCATTCTGGACAACGACTCTGGCGGCGGGGGCGGCAGCGGATCCTACGGTGGGAGGACGCACTATAAGCCGGTAACGATCCAACATGCTTATATCGACGGAGACCTGACAAACGTCCTGGCCCTGGTCAAGATCGACAGCGACTCGGATATCGGCGGTCGATGCCAAGCCGACATGGACGACGTGACTTTTTTCCTCTCGGACGGGGAAACGCAGCTCGATCACAGCCCTCCGTTTGGAGTGAGTGTCGGAGGGGGGAGCGCGTCAGCCTTTTATTGGGTGGAGTGCAGTCCGACGGCCTCTGCCGGCCTGGAGATTCATTGTGCCTATGGGGATGAATCAGCCACCGGGGATGGCGCCTGGGCGGATATTCTTCCGACCGCCTACAAGATATTTTGTCTGTTCGATGAAAACACCGGATCCACCGCGGACGACAAGACAGCGAACGAGAACGATCCGACCTATTCCGGATCCTTGCCGGCGCAGGTTTCCGGGATCGAGCATTACGCTCAAAGCCTGGATGGGACCGGAGACTCGATCGACTGGTCGGCGGGGGAGCCGGTGGACCTGGATGAGAGCTGGACCTTCTCCATGTTCGTGTATTGGGATTCCCTGGCGTCTCAGAGATATTTTCTCAACGCAAAGTCCGGGGGTGGGGCGCAAGGTCTTATAAGCTACATCAAGACCGACGGCCAGTTCAACTTCACTTACACCGACTCCGACGGGGACCATTACATATACGGCGACACCGTAACGGCTGCCCAATGGTTCCACCAGGCCTGGATTAAGTCGGGATCGACGATCACCGAATATCGAAACGGCGTCTCTACCGAGGAGTCTTGCAGCGGATGTGATCATACCTTGACCAACAGCGACAACCTCACCCTTGGGGAGTACGCGGGGACCAGGAATTTCTCCGGGGACATCCAGTTTTTTATCGCCTACCAGGGAGACCTGGGGGCCAACTGGCTGAAATTTCACTATCGAAACGTCAGCGAGGCGGACAATGAGCTGACCTGGGATTCGGAATCGGAAGTGCCGTCCGAAGAGGAAGAAGAAACAACCGGGGGACGAAAGAAGCCCGAGAAAAAACCGACCAAGAAGCCGGTGAAAAAGCCGGTGAAGAAATAGGAGGACCGATGAGCAAACGAAAGCGGCTCAAATTTGGGATGATCGCTTTTTTCACGATCTGCGGGATTGCGGTCCTGAAAAATTGGCTGCCGGGGATCTCGGAAACCCTGGTGATAACCGGGGCGGTTCCAGTCCTCAGCTACATCCTGGGAGATACCTTTCGGCCCAGCAAGGAGTAAGGCATGATCAGACAAAAGCTGCGGCGTCGGATCCGGCTTTATGCGGATGAGCTGGACGAGGCCCCCCAGGGCCTTTTCGACAATGACGATCTCAACGACATGATCAACACCGCCCAGGAAGTCGTCGAGCTGATCCTGCAGCCGTTTATCCCCTGGTATTTTCGGGGGACGAAGCTGATCAGCCTCACGGTCAACAAGTCCTCGTACAGCATCACATCGGATCTCAGTATCTCCGATCTTCTGATCTTCGAGAATATCCTTCACAACAAGGCGGACCAGAAGCCTTTCCCGCTTCGCTTCTGTATGTCTCCGGAAGAGCTGGCGGATATCGGAATCTCGGTCGGACAGACCGGGGCTCCGAGGGCATGGGGATACGAGGACAGGGACAACATCTGGATTGCCCCGACGCCGGCGGCCACGGAGAGCAACCGGCTGAGAGGGGTGTATTCCAAGAAGGTTCCGGATCTCAATCATGATACCAGCGACGCGGGTTCGGACGTGGCGACACCCCATCTTCCCCCGAGTCTTCATGTCCTGATCGCCATCCAGGTGGTGATGGACTGGTTCATCCGGGACGAGCGGGGGTCGGACATGGCCCGGATGCAGGGGCTTTTCAACTCGAAGATGGAAAGTGGTCTTCGGACCCTTTCCGCAAAACAGGGGTTCACCACCGGCCGGCTGCTGGGCGGCGGAAGGATTTATCGAGAGACGGAGTGACGATGGCCTGGAACAAGAAAGAATTCGACGATATGGGCGGCGGTCTCTATCAGGACATGGACCTCAGCCCGAATGATCTCAAGTGGTGCCATATCTGTAATAATTGGAAGCCTCAGCCCGATAAGAAGTCGAAGTTCCGACGCCCCGGCTATCAAGTATTCGGTGACGACTATGACTTCGGCGGAAAGAAGGTTCTCGGGATGAAAGGAAGATCGACCGGGGATGATGTCGATATCCTGGTCGCTCTGGAGGACAGCATCCGCCGAAAGGCCGGGGGAGAATGGGAAGTGCTGTTCTCCCCGGCTGAAACCATCGACCAGCCGCCTCAATTTTTGGATTGGCGTGGGCTGATCCTGATCTCCGGGTATGAAAAACTGATCACCGTCAAGGACGATGAGGCTTTCTATTCCGGGATCGAGGCCCCGACCTCCGCTCCGACGGTGAAGGTCCAGTCCGCCAGCACCGGGAACAAAGAGCTGGAGTATCCGGCGTCCAACCAGGACCAGTTGGGAGAGCTGCGGAAATCGAACAGCCAGGTTCTCCTGGCTCAATCCTTCAAATCGACCGAGGCCTTTGAAGTCAGCAAGGTGGTCTTGAAGCTGAAAAAGATCGGAGCGCCGACCGGAAACCTGTGGGTCGAAATCCATAGCTCCCAGGTAGGGACCAGCGAATCCGCAGGGGCCTCTTCCAATATCGTCGGAGACGAGTCGGACACCATCGGCGCCAATTCAGTCGGGGCCGTCTCTTTCGGATCCTATGAGTTTGAATTCAGCGGAACCAAGCCAGCTCTTTCCGCCAACACAACTTATTATCTCGTCGTCTATGGGGCCTATACCGTCAGCACGTCGAATTTCATTGTGGTGGGGTTCGACACATCCGACCCGACCTACACCAAAGGGAAATACTGGAAGATCAACAATTCCCTGGACTGGTCGGGGGATTCGACCGTGGACATGGTTTTCGAGATCTACGGAGAGGGGACGACAAGCGGGGAGCTGGAGGCGTTCGGAGCGCGGGATCCGGGAAACGCCGCCCCCCTGCGGGATGATTCGGCGCGGACGATGCTTGCTCAGAGCTTCAAATTGTCCTGTGATGCGGAGATCTCCAGCGTCCATGTATCGCTGCGGAAGTATTGTCAACAGGTGGATCCATATAGCAAAATCTGTCCCGGGGGGAATCTTTGGGTCGAGATTCATAGTTCCCAGGCGGGGACCTCGGGGACGAAAAACACTTCGACCAATATTGTCGGCCAGGCTTCGGTTGACATCGACTGCAATTCCATAGGTGAGGGGGGACCGGCGTTTTACGAGTTTTCCTTCAACGGCACGAAACCCTCCCTTTCAGCCAATACGACATACTACCTGGTTCTATATGGAGATTTTACCGGAGCCCAGGAAATCCATATACGGTGGATGCTGTCTTCCGGATACTCGGACGGCCAGAATTTCGAGATCAATGGTTCTATGGCCTGGTCGGGAAAAGCATACGACCATTCCTTCAAGATCTATGGAACCGGGACGGCGGAAGAGGTCAAGGCCGGTTATGATTTCGGGAACCTGGACGATATTCATGAACTCCGGGATCACAACACGACAACGCTTCTGGCGCAGAGCTTTGTCGCCCCAAGATCCGGGGAAGTGACCAGCTTAAAGCTCTACCTGAGCAAAGTGGGGGCTCCGGCGGGGGACCTGTGGGCGGAGATCCATTCTGCCCAGGGAGGGACATCCGGGACCAAGAACACCTCGGCCAACATCCTCGGTCAGGGATCGGATGATGTGGCGATCACCGGGCTCTCGGCCTTTCCGACCTATGGCTGGGTGACGTTCACTTTCAGCGGAACGAAACCGGACCTGACCGTGGGGAACACCTATTACATCGTCCTCTACGGAACATACTCCGTCAGCTCGTCGGTGTATGTCCGGGCCGGGATGGACAAATCGAACCCGACCTTTGAAAACGGTTCCCGGTGGGCGATCAATGCCAGCTATGGCTGGACGGAGGAAGCCCATATCGACATGCTTTTCGAGCTTTACATGGCCCCCAGCACTTTGGTGGGGGACTATATGTTTGCCGTGAGCTTCATCCGCGGGGGGAACTATCCCTGCGAGAGCAACCCGTCTCCTATCTCGGAGAAGGTCACAATCGCTTCGGGCGAGGAATTCAAGCTGGAGAACATCCCCATCTCGGAGGAGCCGGAAGTCACCGGCCGGCGGCTGTGGAGGGTAAAGGCGAACGGGGCGGTTCTGTACTGGCTGAATGACCTCGAAGACAATTCCACCACGGAATATGTGGACGGCATGGAGGACGGCTCCCTGGGGGACGAGGTGAGCTACGAGAATTATCCTCCGCCTATCGGGACCACGATCGAATATTGGGATGAGCGGCTGTGGGTGGCCGGGTTTCCGGATCACCCGGAGTCTATTTTCCGGTCGGGCCTGGGGACTCCGGAGCAATTCCCCTCGTATGCCACCAGCCGGGTTCCGCTCCAGGGTGGGAACGCCGGCCAGGGCATCAGGCTGAAGAAGTTTCAGGGGAACCTGTATGTCTTGGAAAGCAAGGGGATATGGATGGTTCGACAGATCGGGACCGATTCCTACAAGCTGGATTTGGTAGTGGAGAACATCGGCACCCGATCTCCGGCGAGCGTCGGAGTGTGCAACAAGGGAAAGGAAATGATTTTCTTTTCCGACAGCAAAAAGATCGAGTTGTTCAACGGATACCAGCTCACCACCCCCAAGAATTTGTCGAACAAGATCAAGCGGCTGCTGGATGGGATCGACGAAGAGAACCTTCCCTTCATATCAGGGGCGGATTATCCGGATGCCGGGGAATACCGAATGACCATCACCAACGTTGACGATGGAGCCTCAGAATTCAAGTACATCTTGGTTTACGACTATATCAATCAGGAATTTTACCTGGAAAACATCGGGGGTTATCGGTTCAGTTCGGCCAATCTGGTGGATACTTCTCTCAAGAAAAAGAAATTCATCCTCGGGACTCAAGACGGGGAGCTGCTGGTCTCGGACTCATCGGCGGTCAAGGATGCTGGGTCTTATTACATTGTGGCCGACTTCCAAACGGGGTGGTATGGATCCCCGGTCAGAACTACTCTTCGGAAGATTTTCTTGAACTATATCTTGCCGGAGGGAAAGCGGATCACGATGTATGTCTATCGGGACTTCGAGACGGATCCATCGTTCAATATTTTCCTGGACGGGAACACCCAAGGGGGGAACCCCGAAGGGATCCGGGATGTGATCCAGGAAGAGATCCGGATCGGATTGAAGGGAAGTCATTTCTCGTTCCGGTTCATCAACGCCGA